CGCGCAAGCATAAACATCATTACCGAGGGTAGTCATGCCAGTCCACGCACCCGAAGTCTGTGATAATCCAGTTAATGTACTTAGTACCGACGTAAAATCAACCACGCCCTGAATCTCGTTCACGCCTGCGACGGCTCCGACGATGCCGGATTCTATGTTGTTCAGGCGGTCGGTTGTTACTTCGGTTCCGGCAACAGTGACGGCGTCAGGTGAGTTAACAAGCTCGACGGTTGATATGGTTTCGTTCACCTTTGTGAACTTGTTTAGTTTCGTTCCTTCGCGCGCCTGCCAGTATGTTCTGTTGTATTCCATTTATCGGCTCCTTATTGGATGGTTAAAGTATATGTAATGAGATATTGAGTTGATGCGTTCTTTTCGACATTCACGTTTACACGAGATAATAGATTACCGCTTCCAGGCGTGTCTGTAGCCTCCATAAATAACCCTATCTCTCTGATCGTCATTACCGCTTCGGTCGGCGCGAGAGAAAGTTTCACAATCAAAGATGTCGGCGTCGACGAGATTGAAGTGCGCGCCTTCCTGAAAGTCTCCGTCTCAAGCGCGGTGTTTGCCTTCTTCGCCGTCGTGGTTCCGGTTCCGAGTGCGAAGTGAGTTACCTCCATCGGCGTATCGATTCCCTGAAGGTGTGTGAAAAGACCGGTGAAAAATCCTTGCACTACGACGTTGTTTTTTTCCTGAACGGTCACCCATTTATCGCCGGCGAGCCGTTCAATCTTGTAATGCCCACGAACTCTTTTTCTCTCAAATATTTTCATCAGCAACACCCCATTGGATAAAATCCGGGAAGCCCTGTATCAAAGAGCACCCCACCTGTAGCGCCTACAGGATAACACACAAGCCCGGCGTGGTCAAAGGCAACCGCGTCCGTCGCGGAAACGCTTTCGCCGATAACTGCGTTTTTATAAACCTTCGTTGTGGCATTCCGGCTTTTCTGAACCGTTTTCAACGTCTGCCCGTAACGAGAGAAATACCCCTTGTTTTTGAGCTTGCATTGTATCCAGTATTCATCCGGGCCGAACGCGGAAATAGTGCGCTCGGTAACGACGTATTGACCGACGATATTTATGTCAGGACGATTGATTTCCCACATGGTAAATATTTCGGTATTCTCGAAGTCCCGGCATGAGCATGAGATTTCCTTCTGTCTCTCTCCGTATTGCTGTAGCAAACTGTTCGCCTTCGTCTCGGCGTCTTGATAATTATCGATCGTTTCGTCGGTGTACACCTCTTCAATCAGCCCGCTTGTCCCTGAAAGACGAGCTATTGATTCTTTCAGCGCGTCGTTCGAGTTTGTGACTACAATGTCATAATATCCTTTGTACACAATTACGACGTTATCGCCGGTTGCAGGCTTAACCGTCGCGCCTGAGTTGAGCGTAATCGAGTTTGATCCCGGCTCGTAAAGAAAGGTAACACTTGAATCTCCCTCATCAACACCCTTTAAACCAAACCCGGCTATAACTCCGTCGATTGTGAATCCGGTTACGCTTGATACCTGATACCCGAGAACCCACGCTGACTGATCCTGCAACCAGTAGGTTTGCTCCGTCTGCGCGGAGGTCTCTTCGCTCGCTCCGGTGACAATCTGAACCGTGCGAACATCGGCAGAGTCGTCCTCGATCTGTAAGCCGGTGACACCTTCAGGCATCGTCACAAGTGTGAAAGCGTCGCGGGTAATAAAGTAGAACTTTTTTTCAGGTGTAACAAAATATGATGCGTTGATATCATCTGCAAGCTCTTCCAGTATGTCTGAAAGTTTTGAAAAACTGTAATTGAAGTTTTCATACATCTGCACGCTTGTTGATATTGCCCCGAGCGTTATCCCTTCCGCTGAAATATAGTTGTCAAAAAGAGATTGAACAATTTCATGCGTGTACTTCGATTCAAAGGCGTCTGAGATTACGCGATTCTGAAATATCCGTTCATACGATGTAAGCGTGAGTCGGTACCGCTTAACCTCTTTTCCGCCGTTGAAAGAAGGAGATTGAACAGATTCGACTATACCGGAAAACAAAGTAACGCCGTCATCTTCAATCACGCACGAAGAAAGAGAAAGCGGGACAGATTGTCCTGATGCTACTTTTATATCAATTTCTGAAGTAGACGCGCTCCCTGCCTGCTGTCTGATGCTATATGAGTCCGCCGCGCTGTAAACCTCTCCTGCGATTGTAACTGTCATCTTGCCACCTTGTCCCAGTTTTCATAGACCGCGCGCGCTGTCTGTCGACCGTCGATTACAACCGGAGCGGTTATCATGTTGTGGATCGTAAGCCCGTTTGATCCTCCAAGTGACCCGCCTCCCATGAACGACTGCAAACCGCCCATTATTGACGAGAGTATGCTTGAGGTTTCTCCGGCAGGGTATATGCGTTCACCACCGCGAAGCTGTACAAGCTCGGGGCCATCCTCACCGACAACCGCAAGCCCTGGCGGTGCGCTCTCGGTTCCCGTTGCCCAGAACTTCAATTTTTTAAGAACTTTACCGGCTCCTGACGCAACTGCCTTCGCTCCGGACACAATCGCGCTTCCAGCAGCCTTCGCTCCGGACACAATCGTACTGCCTGCATTTTTTGCAAGGTCTACGACTCCTGACGAGACGCCTTTTATTCCATCACCAATTGCTGAAACAATGTTACTTCCAAGTTCCCACGCGCCAGAAAATACGTTCTTTATATTGTCCCAAAGCCCGGTAAAAATACCTTTTACTGCGTTCCAAATTGCACCGCCGGCTGAAAGGATTCCATTGATAAGCCCCTGAATCATGTCTTCGCCGAGGCCTGCGAAAAGTGTTGACGGTGAATGTATTCCGAAGAACCCCTTTATCGCGTCGACTATACCTGTGAACACTGATTTTATTCCGTTCCATATTCCAGACGCGGCGGATGTGATTCCGTCAACAAGCCCGTTGATAAGGTTTATTCCTACATCTTTAATGGCCGAGAAAAATCCGCCCACCGCTTCCGTCACTTCTTCCCAGTTCGCAATCAAAAGGATGATGCCTGCAACCAGTGCGGCGATACCAGCGACAACTAGCCCAATAGGGTTTGCATTCATTGCGACGTTGAACGCCATTTGCGCGGCCGTCGCAATTGTTGTGGCTGTTGTCATTACTGCTGTCGCTATTGCTGCTGCGTTTACTGCGATTGCGTATCCGGCTATTGCCGCAGCAAGAACAATGAGTATTCCGCTAACAAGATCAGCTTCGGTGAATAAGTCTATAAACCCATCGAGTATAGATTGAGCTAGCGACGGCATCGCCTGAAACACGCCGACTATAATACCGGCAACGATAGCAAGCCCGAGCTTTATGATGTCATCCGCGTTCGCGATCAACGCGCCAGCGAGAAACCCGATAACCTCGACGATGGTTTGCGAGATTGTGTCAGATGATCCGGATAGGCCTTCCATGAGTTTAAGAAGTATGAAAAAACCGTCTGCAATGAGTTGAGGCGCGCTTGAGATAATGAGCATCGAGATTTCGCCGATCACGTTGCCAATTATAGTTACCGTCTGGCCGATGTCTTGTTTCATACCTCGAAGGAATTCAGCGATCATTTCTATCCCGGCCTTGAAGTATATCGGCATCGCCGGAAGTGTGGTTGTAAAAAACTTCTTTACGTCATCAAGGAACCCTTGAAGATCATCAAGCGCGGCCTGCGGGTTAAACCTGATGAGCGATGAGAAAAGCTTGAAGCCTGTTTCAGATGCCTTCGCAATATTCCCGACCGCGTTTTTCACTGCTGTTGTCGCCTTCGATAGATTCGATTTCATCCCTTTTGCGAAGTTGACAAGGAATGTTTTCGCGGCGTCGATGCCCGCGGCCTTCGTCATCTCTGCCTGACGGTCAATCTCGTCAAAAAGTGTGTCCGTTTCTTCCGTTGTAAGCTTGAAATATTCTCGAAGCTGTTCGAGCGCCTTCCCTCCTTGCGTTGTCATGTCTCCAAAGCGGTATCCAAGAGAAAGAAGTGTGTCCATGTATCGCCGAGCAGCTAAATTCACGTTCTCGATATTCTCTTCCTGTGTAATCAATCCAGCGTTTGCTTTTGCGTTTGATATATCGATAGCCTTCTCGTATTCTTCTTGAGCTTTTATTGCGTCGTCCAGAGCTTTTTCATCTATTTCTGTTATTTCTGTGCTTCCATGTGGCGCGTCATCTATCGTCTCATTAAGTAGTTTCTGAGCTTCGGCAGATGCCATTATTTCATCATACAAAGCCTTATTAGTCATTTTGTATATGTCTATATTTAATGTTCCGTCATTAACTGCCCTTCCAAGCTGTGCAATCGTTTCGGTATACTCTACAGACACGCCTTGCAGTTTTGTTTGTGTCTCAATAAGCTTTAAATTTTCTTTTTCAAATTCTTTCGCTGCTTTTACGTAAGATTCTTTCGCACCCTGTATTGATATTCCGAGAGTTTTTGAAGCTTCAAGAGCGGCGGATGGTGAGCCAAAGGCAATAATCTCTAACTGCTTCATCAAAGTTGATTGCTTTTTCAGATTTTCCAAGTGCTCTGCTTCCTCACCCTTCAATTTTGCAAGTTGCTTTTGCGTATCTGCGTATCCCTTCGATGTTTTGGCAAGTGCTGTCTGCAAAGCAAGGCGCGCTAATTCTTTTCGCCCTTTCAATAACGTTCGTTCTGTATCTGATATATCTTTCTGCGCTCCGTCGAGATTCTCAACCGCCGTCTTGTAGTTATTTGTTGCAGTGATAAGCGTATTTGTTTCTCGCCCGAGTTCAGTGCTAAACTTTACAGAACCAGATATGTTTGACGACATTGTTTCTATCCAACTCGCAACACGTTGAATGGCAGGAATGAATGGCGCTATAACTGAATTAAGCAAAGACGAGAGTGAAATTTTCAAGTCTTCAATCGTGTCTCCAAGAGCAACAGCACTTGTTACCGCTTCGTCACTCATGACCGCGCCCATGTCATGCGCTTTCTTTATGAGTTCGTCCATGCTTCCTGATTGTTGATTAAGCATAGGCATGAGATCTTGTGCAGATCGACCGAACACTTTCTGCGCGAGCGTTGATTTTTCTACCCCCTGTTCCATGCCTTCAAAACTTCTGACAACATCTTTCATTACGTCGTCTTGTTTTCTCATGCTTCCGTCTGTGTTCTTTATTTCAACGCCTAACTCTTTGAATACGTCGGCATTTGTTTTCATGTTTTCTTGTAATGTTTTTGCACCGATAGAAAACGCGTCAATGCTTGTGCCGTTTTGTTTCATGACATAATCAAGCTCTTGAAAGGTTTCTTTAGTCACTCCAATTTGCTGACTAACCTTGTCTATTCTGTCTGCCTCTTTTAGCCACTTTCCGGTTGCGGCTGCGATAGATCCGATTGCTGCGGCCATGACGCCAAGAGATGCTTTCCCGAATGATGCAAGCTTGCCCATCGTGTCTCGGATATTTGAGTTCATCTCCTTGAGTCCGGATTTCACACCGTTTTGGTCAATCTTTGTATCAATCTTTATGCTACCGTCTGCCATGTCATCCCCCAAAGAGTGCGCCGAGCCCCGGCGTGTCCAGTCTTACCGCGTCCTGTGCGCGCCTGAGTTTCTGCCTATATTCTGCCGAGTCGTTTTTGTCCGGCTCTTTTAATCTCAAGTCAATTGTTTTTTGCATGATCGTATCATCTGGAAGTCCGCGGAATAGTTCAAGAAAAACATACCAGTGTAATTTCGCAGTCGTCAAATCGATTCCATAGGCCTGAAAGAATGATGCAAAAATACGCCCGGAGTCTATCGCAAAATCGAAACACCTTTTTCCTTCGCCTCCGCGCTTCTCTCCGCCTGATAAGAAGGTTTCCATGAACGGCCACGGGTCTTCGTTCGGAACACCTTCAGGGAAAAAAAGCGCGGCTATCTTCGCCGCCTTCTCGTCATCTGGAATGTCGGACTCGAAAACCTCGAAGAACTTCAACGCTGCGCGAAAGTCGGAATTAAATCGCTTCCCTCCGAACGTTGTAGGAAGCTCTTCGAGGAGGAGGTTCATTTTTTTATTGCTCCCATGAGCCGGCTGTTTTCTTCGATGCTGTCGGTAATGAGTTTTGACACCTCTGCAAATACCGGGAACAGGGAGAACACGGAATTATTGCAATCCTTCTTGATCTGCTTCCAGTTTTTCGCGCCGAGTACCATCGTGATAAAATCACGCTCAAGCTGGTAAAGGACTTTCATTTCCTGTCCGTCTACATTGCTTTCTGCAAGCCCTTTAATTTCCTCGGCCTTCGAGAGCCAGAGTTCCAGGATATCAGGATCGCCAGTCTCGAAGCTGTAGACTTTTTTCTTTCCCTTGAGATCTTCTATCTCGAGAGTTTTAATACTTGATCTGATTTTCATTTCGTTACCTCCATTTTAATAAAGGGCGGAGCCGAAACCCCGCCCATCCGATTAGGTCTTCGCTTTGATGTCTTCGGCTTCGAGCTTTTCTACGGAGAACTTGACAACGCGCTTGTTTGCGTCGAGTTCGTACATTCCGAGATACTGCCCAGCCGTTGCGGGAATATCATCGCCAGAGGTGTACGCCGTGAGTAGTCCAGGGTATCCGTTCGCGTATGCTGTCTGCGTTGCGGAAGTGAGCTTGTACGCGAGAGTATTTCCCTCAGCGGCGGTTGCTGTGAATTTGGTGCATCCAACAGTGACGGCGGAGGCGGCTACGGTCGCGGTGAGAGCGGGAGCGTCAGCCTCTACAACCAGCGTTGGTTCACCGTTCAGGTCGAGCGAGCAGGCAAAGTCTACCTTGCCCTGAGCGTCTCCGCCACCGATGACAACCGCGTTTATCGTAACCGACCCGGAGATCTTGCGTCCGCGAGAGTCGAACGCCTGGAAGTTGGTTTTGCAATCATCCCCAAGCGCAAGCTCTTTCGAAGCAATGTAATCCTGCGCAATGTCTCCAACAACACGATGACCAACAACGTCATACGTTCGCTGTTTCCCGATAACGTCCGAGGATGCCCAGCCATTGCCGTCGAGATACGCGGTTTGATCCTTGTTCTCGTTATTGTTCGGCGTGATGCTTGAGATCCCGCGAGCAAGGCGCGCCCATGTACGCGTAGCGCCTTCGGGCGTGGTGTCTATCTGGAACAGATAGTAAAAGTTCATTTCAAAGGTTCCAGCCATTCAATTACCCCCTTGTGGTAAAATAGTTCAGCCGGAAACCGGCTGTATATGTATAGTCTCCCGCCTCTGTCTTCTGCACAAGCGAAGGGTTAGAGGTCGGCGACACTGATACCAAAGTTTCATCTGTTAGTTGCACATCCGTGAGTTCGAGTACAGGAAATAAATCACACAACGCATTATATGCCTTCCCGCTGTCATCGCTCCGAGCGTAAACAGAGAATGGAAACTGTCCGTCTCTCGACCCATCAAGATATCGCACCTCAACCGGGTTCCCCGGGTTTGCGCGTATCATCATCGCATCGCCTGTATCTGTTGGTATCATATCGATATACACAAGCGAACCTAGTATGGTAGCATGCGCGGTTATGTACGCGGAGAGGTCAGCGATTATATTCTTCATTGGCCAAAGCCTCCCAGTTTTTCAGCTCTCGCGCCTTTGCCTGCTCGAACCATTGCGGCGAAGCGTTCGGGTTAGAGTCTTTCGACTTGTTCGGAAGGCCGTAGTATTGTCTCTTAGCATACGGCTCGTTCCATTCAAGCGTTCCGTCTCCCTGTATCGGGAAAACAGAACCCTGTAAAGCCCCAGTGTCGACCGGGCAAAAATAGTTCGAGTCGGCGGCAATTCGATTATCAAGCACAAGCTGTGCGCGTCCGATACGGTCGTCTATCTTGCTGAGTATTGCGCTTTCGTTTATATCGACCGTGATCGTCATACTAGCGCCACCTCGTAATGATGCGGATTTCCATAGACCGTATATTCCGGAGTGACTTCACGGATTGTAAACGTCCGTCCTCCAAAAACGATTTGATCGTTAACGGCGAACGTGGTTCCGGACGGAAGCGAGTTCTGCATATCAAAGAACAATAACCCGAGATCATTCCGCTGTTCTCCAAGAGCTGTTAGCGCGTTCTTTCTTGCGGTCTCAAAGCGAACATAGTTCAGTGTTTGATTAGCCGCGTATGTCGGCTTCCCGCGCGCATCAACACCAGTAACTTTCTTGAGCGTCGCAGTGTGCGGAAGAAGCGATCTTGGGATCGGGCTAATCGGCATACTTAGCCCCCGCAATAGAAACACCGGCATACATCAGACCGGTCGCTGAAAGATAGTTCATCGCACGCGGTGAAAGCGTAGGCCTTGAAGATCCAGACGATCCACCAGAGTATGAGAACTTCCCGATGCTCGCAGATTGCACCGCGTCTGCGTTGTATGTCTCTCCATTCGTGACGTAAAACTCAGCCTGCGCGCAGCAGGCTTTTTTAACCTGCGTGAGCTGCCAAAGCGAGAGGTCTGCTTCGACGATTTGAAATCCTGTCATAATGTCGAGATCGTCGGAAGCGCGTTCAAGCCACTTCGTAGTTTCTGCATCGACAACAGACCGGCCGCCGTAGGTAGTTTTGTAATATGTCAGATCAGCGTATGCCATTTATGCCACCTGCTCGATATAGTAATTGACCGCGCAGTACAGTTTTTTCAGCCCTGCGCGCTAGCTTCATTTCAGCTTCCAGCCCTGTGCGATATACGCCGGAACTTCCGAGCGAGCACGGATGCGGGTTACGCCGTTCTTAACGATTTCAACCTTTTCGTTCGGGCTTTCTTCTACTATCTGCTCTGCTGGTTTTTCTGCGGTTTCGTTCTGGTTCTCTTCGATTTCTTTTTTCTTGTAAGCCATTTTTCCACCTCCTGGAAATAAAGCCCGGGAGTTACCCCGGGCCAGTTATTACGACGCGGTAGCAGCCGCGTGACTGTACTGGATAATCCGCCCGTTTTCGTCGAGCTGGACAACCCTTGCGTAATGCGTCGCGGAAACCGTTATGGAGACCTCGGTCGCTTGCGTGATCTCAGTCCAGCCGGTGGTATTAAGATCATCATAGCAGTTTGGAACCGCAGGAGCGTTCGCGCTGTCCGTGTCGATATAGTAGAACTTGTGCCCGGTGTCGCGGTTCGTGTATGCGGCACCAAGGGTGACTTTAACATTCCCGACACCAGCGACAACTCCGGTCACGCCTTCGACAGCGGCGGTCTTGAGCGAGACATAAATTGCGTTGTGTTTGTTCTCGTAAACCCAGCAATCGTGATACAGGCGCATCATGATTTTTTCCGCATCGGCGCTCTGGTTGTCATCAGCGGAAACAACCTTCACCTTCTGATGCTTCACGAAGGCAACGGCTGCGTTCTGGCTCATGATTATCCAGTTCATATCCCGGGCCCATGACTTCGCGGAGAATCCGTTCGACCCAAAAGCGTATTCGGTTTTCATGCGGGCTGAGGGAACGGGAACAATGCGAACACCGTCGATCTCGTAGGTTTTTGTGTTTATACCGTTTCCGCCATCGCGTACCATAAGCTGTCTAGAGAGCTCGGTTGAGGTGGTGAGGTACTTCCAAGCGGTCATACTCATGAAGGCAATCAACGGCTCCTGCTCGCCTATTGCGTCCTGAATGTCGGCTACGTTACCCTGGAATGTGGAGAGCAAATTAGTGGCGTCGGGAGTGTAGTACCCGTATCGAACAGTCGCGTCATTGACGATAGCGCCGAAAATGGAGCTATACCGGTAGGCGTCGATCTCGGGAACTTCCTTGTCTTTCGCGAACTCGCCGATGAGGTTGGTAGCGGAAAGAGTCTGCATCGTCTCGTCGGCGTCCATGACATCAACGTTGAACGACTTGCCGCGATCCATACGAATGGTGTGGTCTTCCCATGCGAGTGTTGCGTCGCCCGCGGCGTAGCCGGTGGCTCGGTTATAGTCGCTGTAGCCGTCGGTTGAGAGCTTCGCGATCTTTACAGAGTTTCCGCCTGAATAGACAAGGCGTGACTGGTTCGCCGTAAGAGGCGCGGAGGTAAGGCCTGCGGTTACAACCTCGTCGAGAATTGCATTATAAACCGCTGCTTTAGTTACAGTATTTGCCATTAAAGGCTCCTTTTTTCTTTGGAGCCTTTAAAACGCAAAAGCGGCTTGCGGCTCCAAAAGTCGGTGACGCATCTAACTGATGCTTTTGTCTACCAAGTTTTAGAGGCGCTTGCCGCCTTTACCTCGGAGGATGCCGAGCCATCTACAAAGAGTATACGCGTTTATTGCAGTTTTGTCAAGCTTTTTTCAATCCCAACTGAGCACGAGCTTTTTCAAGAAGTGAATCGGCCTCGCTCTGTGTTTGCCCGTGCGCCGGCGCACCGATGTCCTTCACGGGCACGCGAGCAAACTCCGGGAAGTCGGCAAGGACCGCAGCGACGCGCTCTTCTACGGTATCGCCCTCGTATCCTGCGGAGAGCTTTACAACGCGGTCGACCTTGTCAGCCGGCACACCCTTCTTGAGCGCGGCGTTTTCAGCCTTCACTGCATCGGCGGCTTTCTTGCTTTCGGAGTTGGCAGCCTTGAGCGCGTCGAGTTCGGCCTTAAGCTTTTCGGCCTCGGTCATCTGT